AGTTTACTGATATTATGCTTCGTAATCTGCGTGACAAGTTTAAGGATATCAACTTCATTGGTATTCGTGTGCTTGAGTCCCGTGATGCTGGTAGTTTTATCCGTCGCTACTGTGGATATTATGGTCCTGAGTATGAAAAGACTATGAGTATTTGGAGAAAGCAACGAGCATTTACTATTAAGAAGTCTGGATATCATTCTTACTTCGGTCTTTCTTCTAACGCTCTTGCTCAGGATTCTGACTTTGAAGTTGCTGAGGATGCTACTAAGACTCAAATCAAAAGTGCTTTTGCTAAGAGTCTCAAATCCAAGAAAATGAATAAAAAGATTCTTGGTGAGTTCGTAGAACTTGTTGCTTGATAAATATTTGAAAGTATTCGATAAAAGCAATGTCTAGATTTGGAGATTTGTTGGCAGGAAGAACATCACCAGCTCCTGTTCCAGCACCAGAACCAGTAGTAGAGGAAGCACCTGCTCCTGCTCCCGAACCAGTGGTAGAGGAAGCATCTGTTCCAGAACCTGTGGTAGAGGAAACACCTGTTCGTCCCAATTCATACAAGACATCTAAAAAGAGTCATCGCAGAAAGTGAGTGACACTCTTTGAACTGTCCATTGGGGGTCTTAGAGACCCCCTTTTTTGTGTATAATAACTTCAGTTAAACAAATGACTCAATGACCATCTCCGCTGACTACATCCGCACTTCTCTCCAAGCAGTGTATGGAGAGTCTGTGACTGCCGCCGACATCCGTGCCTGGTGTGCTATGAATGGTGCCAACTACCAGACTGTTACTAAGAAAATTGATGACTTTAAGACTGGTCGTGGTAAGTGGAACCTGACTATTCAAGAGGTGCGTGAGCAACTTGAAGAAACCGTAAAAGCACCTGCTGCACTTCCTGCTGTTGAGCAAAACCTTGTCCCCGAAAAAGATGATACCTTCGTCAAGTTTGGTAACTTTGGTGACATTAAAAAGATTATTCAGTCCCGTCTGTTTTATCCTACGTTCATCACGGGTCTTTCTGGTAACGGTAAAACTTTCTCTGTGGAGCAAGCGTGTGCTCAACTTGGTCGTGAATTGATCCGTGTAAACATTACTATTGAAACTGATGAAGATGATCTCATTGGTGGCTTCCGTCTTGTTGACGGTGCCACAGTCTGGCACAATGGTCCCGTTGTGGAAGCCCTCCAACGAGGCGCTGTCTTGCTCCTTGACGAAATCGACCTTGCTTCAAACAAAATCCTTTGCCTCCAATCAATCTTGGAAGGAAAGGGCGTCTTCCTCAAGAAAATTGGCAAGTTCATTACGCCCGCCGACGGTTTCCAGATCTTCGCTACAGCAAACACAAAAGGCAAGGGGTCCGATGACGGTCGATTTATTGGGACTAACGTGCTCAATGAAGCTTTCCTAGAGCGTTTCCCTGTGACCTTTGAGCAGGAGTATCCTACTACCGCTAACGAATATAAGATCCTCTACAAAGTTGGTGCGGATCTTGGAGTTGCTGATCTTGATTTCTTCAAGCGTCTCTGTGACTGGGCAGACATCATCCGCAAGACCTTCTATGATGGTGGTATTGAGGAAATCATCAGCACTCGCCGTCTGGTTCACATTGTTCGTGCTTACAGCATCTTCCAAGATAAAGCGAAAGCAATCCAGGTGTGTGTAAACCGCTTTGATGACGAAACTAAGCAAGCATTCCTTGAACTCTATGATAAAGTAGATGCTGACTTCCAAATGCCCGAGTCCATCACTACTCTTTCTGACATCCAAGAATATGCTGCCAACCAACCTTGATTTGGAAGCATTTTTCTGATATAATTGGGGGAGGTAAAAATCTGCCTCCCCCTATGAGTGATTCAAATTTTACTTTTAATATGACTAACATGATTCCAAGTTCTCCAGCAACGCCTTGGAAGTATAATGAAGAAGAAATCGTGAAAGAGCTTCTTGAATACATCCGTGGCACTTATACCCAGCATTATTCTGCTGGTGATCAAAAAATCCAAACTCTTGACTTGATTGAAGCGTGTGGTGATGGTGAAGCATTCTGCCGCAGTAACATTCTCAAGTATGCTTCCCGATACGATAAAAAGGGTAGCGCCCGCCGTGATATCATGAAGATCCTTCACTATGCTGTTCTTCTGCTAAACTTTAACGATAAGAACGCTGTTCGTGAAACTTATAACCAATGAAGATCCAAGAAAAGACTATGAAACTCTCTGACAACACTCTGACTATTCTCAAGAATTTTGCTGGTATTAACAACTCTATTCTTGTGAAAGAGGGAACTAAACTCCGAACTATTTCTGTTGCTAAGAACATTCTTGCAGAAGCAGATATTAAGGAAGAATTTCCCCGCGACTTTGCTATCTATGATCTCAATCAGTTTCTGAATGGTCTTAGTCTCCACCAGGATCCTGATCTTGATTTTCAGCAGGATTCTTATCTGAGCATCAAAGAAGGTAAGCGTCGTGTGAAATACTTCTTTGCTGATCCTAATGTGATTATTTCTCCTCCCGAGAAAGATATCCAACTCCCTTCTCAAGATGTTTGTTTCCAACTGGACAGCACTTCTTTGGAAAAATTGGTAAAAGCAGCAGCAGTTTATCAACTTCCCGATCTTTCTGCTATTGGTGAATCGGGTGTCATCAAACTTGTTGTTCGTGACAAGAAGAACGATACCTCCAACGAATATGCTATTGTTGTTGGTGAAACTGATGATGAATTTACGTTCAACTTCAAAGTAGAAAACATCAAGATCATTCCTGGTGCTTATGATGTTGTTGTTTCTAAGAAACTTCTTTCGCAGTTTACTAACACCAAGTATAATCTGACTTACTATATCGCTCTGGAACCTGATTCCACCTTTGGTTGATGAAACACATTCTCTTCACTCTAAAAGAGTGCAACAAATCGTTCTTAGATGACGAACAGTTTGTAAGGGATGTTGTTTATCAGGCATCAGTTAAATGCAAATCAACTCTATTGGCACTCAACTCACACAAGTTTGACCCTCAGGGTGTCACTTGTGTGGCGATGTTGGCTGAGAGTCACATTAGCATTCATACTTGGCCAGAACTGGGTATGGCAGTGTGTGACATCTTCACCTGCGGAGATCACACAAAACCCAGAGAGGGCGTAAAATACATGAAGATGATGCTTGACTCCAAAAGCATCGTAAGTAAATCATTTACTCGACCTTTGGAATGAATATTTTTGTCACGAATCCTTTCCCTGCTGAAAGTGCTATCTGTCTTCCTGACAAACACATTGTCAAGATGCCGCTTGAGTGCTGCCAGATGCTTAGCATTATTGCTTCTTCCTGGTATCATGATTATGGGGTTCTTCCCAAACAAGACGGCACTGCCTACAAGACAGAAAAAGGTGCATTCCGAAACCACCCATGCACCAAATGGGCGGCGGAGACGGTGGACAATTCTTATTGGCTCATCAAGTGGGGATTGAACTTGTGTCAAGAGTATACTCTACGCTATAATAAACAACACTCCTGTGAAGGGACACTGACTCACGCCTATTACCTTTTCCCCAAAGGTAGACTTGATGAAGTAACTCCTTTCGCACGAGCAATGCCTGAGGAATACAAGTTTGATACTAGTATTTCTACATTTGACGCATACAAGATGTATATCGCATCCAAACCTTGGGTGAAGGACAACTATCTTCGTATGCCCCAACGTAAACCAGAATGGGTATGAAACTGATTGATAAGAAGGACTCTCGGTATTTTACTGAGTCGTCCAAAGAACCGTACATCCGACATCGATATAAGATGGTAGATGTTCATGGTGATTTTGTAATTTTTGACAACTGGGAAGATACCCAGATGATGTGGTGGAATACTCCATCGCAGTTTTTGTCTCACATTGAGGTTCTTGATAATGAGTAACTTTATTTGGGTTGAGAAATATCGCCCAAAGACTATTGAAGAGTGTATTCTCCCAGAGTCTGCAAAGCAGATGTTTCAGGAGTTTCTAAAAAAGGGTGAGATTCCCAATATGCTTTTGGCAGGTCCTCCTGGTATTGGTAAGACCACAGTTGCCAAAGCACTGTGCAACGAACTTGGAGCAGATGTATATGTCATCAACGGATCCGACGAGGGCAGATTTCTGGATACTGTCCGAAAC